GAGACATCTGGCTGTCGTGGCGCTGGGCGCTCAAGCCCACGTTCCCCGGCAGGCTGCTGCGGATGTTCGACACAGGATCGCGTGAGGAATCGCGCCTCGTGTCAGAGATTCGGGCGATTGGCGCGACTGTCTGGGAGACGGATCCAGAGACGGGCTTGCAGTGGCGCGTGCAGGCATTCAATGGGCACTTCGCAGGCTCACTCGACGGCGTCGCCAAGGGTCTGCCTGAAGCGCCAAAGTCGCCCGCGGTGCTGGAGTTCAAGACGCACAACAACAAGTCATTCACTGACATGGTGAAGAAAGGCGTCAAGGCATCCAAACCGCAGCACTTCGCGCAGATGACTGTCTACATGGGGCTGATGGAAATCGACCGCGCCCTGTACCTTGCAGTCAACAAAGACACAGACGACATCTACAGCGAGTGGGTTCACTTCGACAAGGATGAGTTCGCAAAACTCATGGCTCGTGCGGAGCGGCTCATTGAGGCAACAACACCGCCGTGGCGTATCAGCACCGACAAGGATCACTTCGAGTGCAAATACTGCTCATTCTTCAATCACTGCCACGGCGGGCAGGCAGCAGAAGCCAACTGCCGCACCTGCTGCCACGCATCGCCCATCCATGACGCGCAGTGGCGATGCGCGGTCAAGGGTGGCCTGATCTCGGAGCATGAGCAGCGTCGCGGCTGTGATGATCACTTGCTGATCCCTGACTTGATTCCTTTTGCCGACCCGCAGGACGGCGGCGAGAACTGGGTCGCGTACCGGCACAAGGAGACGGGCGCGATGTTCGTCAATGGGCCTGAGTCTTTGCGCGAGTACGGGCCTCACTTCACCAGCCGCGAACTGCACGACACCAACGGGTCGCTGATCACAGAAGTCATCAACACAAAGAATCAGTTTCCGATCAGCAAGGTCAGCAGCGGCGAGACATTCAACCAGACCGGAGACATCTTGGACTCAATCAGCACGCACCCGGATGACATCCCGGTGCGCCAGGAAGATTCGATCAGCAAAGAGAAACGTCGAAAGGCAGAGTCCGCTGCGAAGGCAATTATGAGGATGAAGAAATGACTGACTGGATGGTTGTTTTTGGAGCCTACGCGCTGGGCTTCGTTTTCGGCGCGTGCGTCACCGCGCTCATGAGAGGCAACGATGAACGCTCCACAGACTGAACTCGAAAAGTACATCAATCACTTGAGGTATCACGACTGGTGGTTTGAGTACACCGAGGATCACCGCGTCTGGCGGGCTGGGCAAGATTCATACGCAACGCTGCTCGAAGAGCGCCGGCGACTCGATCCAGACTGGACGATCTGGAACCAACACGCACCCGAGGAATACCGTGTCAAACAGCCCTCTTAACACAATCATCTACAGACGCTGCGAGAGTTGCTGCCGCAAGTGCAAGCAGTGCCTTCAGTTCGAGAAGATCCTCGAGCAGATCGACCTTGAAGAACGCAGCCTGCTGGAGCGCCAGCGCGAAGCCGACAAAGAGAAAAGGGGCAATGAGAGATGAGTTTTGAAGAACTGCAACAGAGAATCATCCAGTGGGCGATGGATCGACAGATCATCCAAAACAGCACCGCGATGGCGCAATCAATCAAGACCCATGAGGAACTGGGTGAGTTGATCTCAGCCTTGTATCGAAACGACTTGGATGAAACGATTGATGCCTACGGCGACGTCTTGGTCACGATCATCATCTCTGCTCATCTGGCGAATGTTGATCTGCTTGGCTGCTTGTCGGTTGCATACGATGCGATCAAGGACCGCAAAGGCACGCTGCGAGCGGATGGTGTGTTTGTGAAGGAGGCCGACAGGTGACTACGCTCAAGGCAGCCTGCGAGCAGGCACTCAAGGCAATCGAGAACGGAGAACCGTTCGAGCACCTGGACAACGTGGTCGCGCCCGCCCTGCGATCAGCAATCGCGCTCAATGAACGCAAGACCAGCAAGAGCGCGGCAGAGTTCTCGCAGTACGACATGCGCGGGCGGATCATGTACCGGCTCAAGAAACAGTCGATGACGACCGACGAACTGGCGAAAGATATGCGGGCAGCACGCAGCACGGTGGCCGCTGCACTGAAGGAACTGCACAACAAGAAACGCATCTGCATCGTCCGATGGGTCCGCACCGGGTCATCTCCCATGCGGTACTGGGGCATCGGAGACCAGGACGCGGCCAAGCCATCGACCGTGACGCCAGAGCAAAAGGCCGAGCGCAAGCGCGAGGCCCGCAGGCGGCAGAAAGAAGAGCAGGAACGCATCAATCAAGCCCCCAACTTCATCCCACGCCGTGACCCCGCGGCAGCATGGTTCTGATCATGGACAACATCAACCCACAGCACTACCGGCAGGGCGAGATCGAGTGCATCGACGCGATCAAGGCCGCACTCACTTACAAGCACGGCATCGAGGCCGCTTGCGTCGCAAACGTCATCAAGTATCTATGGCGCTACGAAAGCAAAAACGGCATTGAAGATGTCAAGAAAGCACAGTGGTATCTGGAACGACTCATCAAGGAAATGCAGCAATGAAGTACATCATCGGTATCGACCCAGGCGCGACCGGCGCGGTTGCAATCCTCGACCATGAAGGCGACTTGATCGAAGTCTGGGACATCCCGACTGTGGCCTTGGGTCCAAAAGGGACCAAGAAACGGATCTCTCCTGAGATGCTGGCGGCCGAGTTGCGAAACTGGCAAGACGCGGCCGTCTGTTACCTGGAGCAAGTCGCTGCCAGACCCGGCCAGGGCGTCTCCAGCATGTTTGCGTTTGGCGAGAGCCTGGGGATCATCCGGGGCATTCTGGCGGGCATGTCCATACCATGCGTCCTTGTGACCCCGGCGAAGTGGAAGCGGGACATGATCCTGCCGACCAGCAGCAAGGAGTACTCGCGCCAGCGGGCCGCACAGAACTGGCCGAAACACGCTGGCGAGTTCGCGCGGGTCAAGGATGACGGTCGGGCCGAGGCGGCGCTGCTGGGGCTGTGGGGCATCAAGCACGACAAACGTGCCACAAAAGACCGTTGACATTGACTTGTGATGTTGCGACAATCGCAACACACCAACACACACCCACGACATCATGGCTCTGAAACTGCGCGGCACGACCTACTGGCTTGACGTAATGATTAACGGCGCTCGCATCCGCGAGTCGCTCAAGACATCAGACAAGAAGCAGGCGCAGGAACTCCACGACATCCGCCGCGCCGAACTCTGGCGTGCGCGGGTGCTCAAGGAGCGCCCCAAGAAAACCTGGAACGATGCAACCGCCCGCTGGCTGTCCGAGCGCGGCCACAAGCGGTCCATTCAGGACGACCGCGACAAGATCCGCACCCTCGAGCCGCGCTTTTCCAACCTGCTGCTGTCAGACATCGACCGGGACCGGATCGAGGCCGCACTGCCTGCCGACATCAAGCCTGCGACCCGCAACCGTTACCGGGCGCTCATTCGCGCCATCCTGCGGGCTGCGGAGCGCGAGTGGGACTGGCTGGACCGTGCCCCCGCGGTGCGGACCGAGAAAGAACCCTGCCGGCGCGTCGCATTCTTGACGCGCGAGCAGGCTGATACTTTGTTGGCACAGTTACCGGACAAGTACCGCGCACCAGTCCGTTTCGCTTTGCTCACCGGGTTGCGGAAATCGAATGTCTTTGGCCTGAACTGGGAGAACGTCAACCTCGAGGCGGGCATGGTCGTCGTTCATGCCGATGAAGCCAAGGCGGGCGAGCGGATCCTGGTGCCGCTGAACAGTCAGGCCAAGGCCCTGCTCCAGAGCCTGCCACAGCCCCGCCAGGGCTTTGTTTTCGGAGACATTGAGCGCATCAGCCCGAGCGTCTGGGAACGCGCCTGCAAGGCCGCTGGCGTGCCCTGGTTGCGTTTCCATGACCTGCGCCACACCTGGGCGTCTTGGCACGCGATGGCGGGCACGCCGATGAACGTGCTGCAGGAACTGGGCGGCTGGGCGACCCCGCAGATGCTGCGGAAGTACGCGCACCTGTCACCTGAGCATCTGGCTCAGGCCGCGGAGCGCATCGGACTGTGACGGCCCGGTTTTGTCACAGTGCCTGTGGATAGATTTGCTAAGTGTGGAGGCGGGGGTCGGAATCGAACCGGCGTACACGGATTTGCAGTCTGATTTTTTCTTTCCGTGCCTGTGCCGTGATCCTGCGTTGCTCTTTGTGCCGTTGCCTGTGCGGCACATCAACGGCACATCACTTCGACTCGACACCCTTCATTTTTTCGACTGTTCTGAGGCTTCCGAGGCCCAATAAGCCAGTGATTACCACCCACAGAAGATCGAGGTTCAGGGACGGCGGACTGGGCCATCCCTTGACTGCGGCCACCCAGGCCATCAGCGGCTGCAGGATGGTGGCGTAAACGAATCCTGCTGCGCCGCACCAGCCGAATGCCGGTCGCCACCCGGCGACCCAGACGCTGGGATTTGCTGCCTCTCGAGCGTTGATTTCCAACTGAGCAATGATCTGCTTCAGTTGGCCGTCCGAGGCCATCTTGACCAATTCCATCTCGGCCTGGGCCTTCTGTGCCGGGTCGGGCACGAAGCGATCCAGCAGCGTCTTGCCGACCTCTAGCAAAGGCCCGAGGATCAGAGGGTTCATGCCTGCTCCATCAGGTCAGCAATGCGACGCGCCCATCCTCGACTGAACGCGGGCCAGTTCTTCAACTCGGTCATGAACCGCAGGCGCTGGGCGAGAAACTTCGCCTTCAGGTCCTTCCAATCTGCGGCCTGGGCGGCTGCGATTGTCTTGGGTCCGATGACCCCATCCAGGCCCGCGTTGCAGGACCGCTGAAGCCACAGAGAGGCCTGCCGGACGCCAGAGTTGACTGCGGCGTCGAACACGATGTACCGCACATCTTCTGGCAACTGATCGGCCCTCACGGCCTCCCAGTATTCGGCCCGGTAGATCCGTTTCGCTAGGTCAAGTGGCAACTCGCGCATGTCGCCGCGGTAGCCCACGCGCCTTGCCACCGCCTCGGTGATTCCGTACCGGGTCGCCCCGGCGCTGTCGTCCGGATGGTCACTGAAGTCTCCCTCGTGACCCAGAACTTTCTCAACGCATTGATCAAACGTCATCGCTTGAACACAAACTGAAAGAGCGCCCACAGACCAGCAACCGCGACCCAGACGCCGACTCCGCGGTTGACCCACATATGCAGGGTCCTTTCGGTCTTGCTGTGCGCGGTCGCAAGAGATGCGTGATTGACTTCGAGTTTTCCGATCCGCTCGCCCTGGCTTGACTGGCGCTCTTCGATGAGGATCAGTCGTGTCACAGCGTCGGTCAATTTGTCCACCTTGGACTCGAGGCGTTTGAAGTCGTCGTCGGTCATCACAGTTGATCCAGGATTGCCTTCAGTTCTTGAACGCTTGCCGCGGAGTCGATCTGCTGCTGGATCTGAGCGTGTTTGTCTCGGATCACCTGCCGCGCTGCCTCGGCCTGTGCTGCCTCGGCCGGGATGGTCGCTTTGATGTCAAGAGGGGCGAACTCAGCGGACCTGACAACGCGCCGCTTGTCGTGCGCGATGTCTTTGGCTTTGGTCAGATTGATCGTGATCATGCCACGTACTCCCACGCACTACGAAACGTGCGGTCCGATGGAATTTCCATCACATCAACGATCTTGAAAGGCTTGCCCGCGGGCACATCCTTGGCCGCGATCTGCTCAATCGTCAGGCCGCACTCTGGCGCTGGCACGATGATGGCGACGCCGCCATCATCGGTCGGATAAATGATTCGTTGGTTCATGCTGATCTCACCGGAAGAAGGCTGCGGTCACGACATCGCAATCGTAATTTGATGGGGTGGCGGTTGCTTGCAGGACAGTGATGTTCGCGCTCGAGGCGCTCAATGATCCAGATACCCTTTTGAACCCAATGAACGGGGCGTTGCCATCAATGGCATTTGTATCAAACCTGCCGGACGCGCCCATCGAGTATTTGTCGTCAGGCAGCGATGTGGCAAAGTTGATCGTGTAATCGCCCACGCCGTTGTCTGTGATGCTGCTGACGTTGCCAGAACTTCTGATGGCGACCGTGCCAGTGCCATTGAAATTCACCCACGCCCGTGCGGTATATGACGGCGCGGTGCCGGTCGGGGCCAGTGCGCTGCTGCCGATAGTGACGGTGCCGCCGCTGGCAGTGATGTTGGCGGAGGCTGTGAGGTTGCCACTTGCATCCAAAGTCAGATGGCTTGTTGTTCCCCCGTTATTGCTGACAATGAAGTTTCTGCTGTTGTCTACGCGAATACGGGAACGCTCACCTCCAGTGGCGTTTGCAAAGAACACATAGGACTCGTTGGTTCCAGAACCTTCAGCCCAGAAAGCGCCATAACCTGCCGTGCTCTTGGATGTGAGAATGGTGTTTGTGGCGCGGATGTTTGTCAGCGAGCCGGTAAAGTCTTTGTTCCCGCCAATTGTCTGATCGCCAGTCGTGTACACGCCATTCGTCACCGTGGCCGCATTTCCGGTCACGTTGATCGCCCAGGTGCCGCTCGCCCCCGTGCCGGTCGTGCTGGGAGCGCCGACAGTGTTGTAGGAGATCGTGCGTGCCGCGCCACCGTTGAACGTGGTGCCTGATGCGTCACCAGCGCCGGCGTTGTTGAAGGTGACCGAGTTGACGGTGTTAACGTCAATGTTGGCGCTGCCGTTGAACGAGACGCCGTTGATGTTCCTGGCCGTCTGCAAAGTCGTGGCCGTCGAGGCGTTGCCGGTCACGTTGCCAGACACGCCGCCTGTGGCCGTCAGCAGCCCGGTCACACCCAGCGTTCCGCCCACGGTCGCATTGCCGAGCGCAGTCAGGGCCTTGGCCGATGGAATCGTCAGGCCGGTCGAGTTCCAGATCGAGACATCGACACCCTGAAGCGACACGCGCATGTCGCCGGTGTTGTTTCGATAGAAGCCAGTGCTCGTCTCGTTCGTCCAAGCAACGCCGGGAGTGCTGACCGTGCCATCAGCAAACCGCAGCGGGGCCAGCATCCCGCCCTCGCCATTGCGTGACAGGGAGTCGGTCATGGCGCTGGCAAGGTCTGACAGCGTGGAATTGGCCCACGTTGCCTCGATCAGCGTGCCGCTTACTACCGGGTTGCCAGCGGGCAGAGAATAGGTTCCGGAACCGTTGCGGGGCATTGCCTCTACTCCTTATTGCGAGGTGGCCGCAGCGGCTGGGACCCCGCGCAGCAATGTCAACAGGTACTGCTCTTCAGGCCCGAGCGGTGCGCCCGCGGCCAACTTGCGTTCGAGGATTGCAATCATCTGCTGCGGGTTCTGCAGGGCCTCGGCCAGCGCCCGGTCCTTGTTGGCGGTCGCCATCGCGCTCAGGCGATTCAGCACAGCGCCAGTACCGGCAGCAGTGATGCTCCCAGACGCGCCCAGAGCCTCCGCAGCGCGTCCGGCAGCCTGGGCGGCGTATTGGTTCGATGCCGTGTCGCTGCCGCCTCCTGCGGTCGCAGAACGCTTCACACCGCGCACGATGCCTTGCGCCCGCAGTGCATCGACAATCGCGTTCAGACGATCATTGGCCTGGGCGGACAGCAGCAGGTTGCCCTGCGGGCCTTTGGTCGAGTTGATCGCCTGACGCAGCCCGAACTCGGTGATCTGCGGAACATCGCCGGCAGGATCAGCGGACATCTTGCGAACCTGCCCGGTCGGATCCCAGAACGCCTCGCGGACCTTGCCAGCGGCCTGTGCTGCACGCACAGCGTCACTGTCGCGGGCATAGTCTCCAACGACCTTCTGCCAGCGGTTGCCGGTCGCGTTGTTCAGGATATCGTCAACCTCACGCAGCACGCTCATGGTCGCGGGCGACGACCGCGGAGCGCCTTGGAACGCATTCTGCGGAACCAGAGGTGCCTTGCTAGACAGCCCTGCCCTGATCTCTGCAAGGTGCGCTGGGCTGAAGTCAGGGCCGAGCCTGTCCATCTCATCGCGCAGCGCGGTCAGCATGTTTCGAACGGCCGGGTTACTGGCCTCTGGCGAACGCATGGCGACCTCAAGGTTTGACCTGAACCCTTGCAGATTCTGAGCAAACGCAGGCTCATTGATCGTGCCCATCGCCTGATTGAAATTCAAAGCACGATTTGATTTCCGCAACTCCCTGCGGGCAGCAAGATCATCGGCCTGTGCGGTCGCGGTCCTGAGAGCATCAGAAACGGCACGCGCCTGCCCCTGATCGAAGTCGTACCAGTTCGCACCGCTGCGAGTCCTGCTGCCTGCCTCGAGTCGTGCCAGATCAGCGTCACGCAACTGTGCGGCCGTCGTCAGCGGGATGTTGAACCCGCCTGGGCTGGGCTGCTGTTGCTGACGCAGCCTGTCGATGGTCTGGCGCAGGACGGTCTGCTCGTCAGCGCCCTCGGCCAGCGTGCGTGCCACCTCGTCCGCGGCCTTGCGCTGGCCTCCGCTGCGGGTAACCGCACCAGCGCCACCGCGAATCATCGCGCTGGCGAGCGGCAGGATCGGGCTGGTGACGCCGCCGACTATCATGTTCTTCAGGCGACTCTCGCCTTCTACAGTAGGCTCCAGAGCCGCCAGACCAGAGCCAACCAGGGCAGCATTGCCAACCAGCCCAAGACTTCCCAGAGGAGCGGCAGGCACGGCCATCGTCGGCGCGACCTTTCCGTACATCTGGGCCATAGAGCCGAGGGTCGGCGTTTCCATGCCGAACACTTTGTCACGCACCAGCCCGAGATCTGTGCTCGCGGCCAGCGCCTTGTCAACGTCACGTTTCGTTGCTGCTTCACGCTCAAGTCTTTTTGCCTGCTCAGGATCGCGGTTGATGATTTGACGCACGGCAAGCGGGATGTCCGCGAAGCCAGCGCCCAGGCTCTTGAAAAGACGCTGCGGCATCGACATCTCGGCGTCGGCCTGCTTCTCAAGTTCCGCACGCCAGTTCACGCCGCCCTCTGGCGTCATCGACATGCCAGCAGCAGCGGCCCTCTGTCCGATCTCTGCCTGTTTGGAGGCCATGTCTGCACGGCCCAGTCGGCGCATCAGTTCGCTTTGCGAGATCCCGTCAGGCACGTTCGTGACGACAGTTCCATCGGGCAATCGGACATCCATCGTTCAATTCCCTTTCGGCAGGCTGTTGAAATCGACCACGCGCCCACCGCCACCGCCATCTGCACGATAGGACGGCAGCACATCGCGCGGGTCGATCTTGCGACGCTGCGCCAGATCGGTGTAGTAATTGTCGAGGTCTTTCCTGCGGGTGTTGGCACCGCTCATGAGGTTGGTGGCAACCTGCTGCATCGATTGCAACTGCTGCGGTGTCAATCGCGCACCGGACTGGATCCGCGGGATCAGTTGCTGCAAGGTGTCGGAGATGCCCCTGGCGTTGGCGATGAGCGCGTACTCAGACTCGCGCACCACAGAGTCCGGGTCCAACATCTTGCCAAACGAGAAGATCAGTCCGACCTGCTTGGTCGGGTCGGTCGCAATCGTCGGATCAGACAGCATCTGGATCACATTCTGGCCGTGCCCGATGCCCTCTTGGATCTTGTCATTGCGCTTTAGGTACTCGCCGCGCAAAGTGTCCGCGGCCTTGTCTGTGCGGCCACCAGCAGCGGCATTGCGTGCTGCGTTTGCTGCCTCAACAGCAAGACGCCTCAACTCCAGAGAATCTCTTTGGTACTGCTGCTGGGATTGTTGCCTTTCAAGTGCATCCAGCCTGCGCTGCTCCGCATCGGCCCTGCGCTGCGCGGCCACATCCTCCGCAGTGATCGCGCCCTGCTCTGCCTGGATCAGTCGATCCAACCTGCCCACGCTGCGCTCACGCGCCGAGAACGGGTCGCGGATGAACTTGCCATCCGGCGTCAGCATCCCGCTGCCGATCTTCATCGGGTCCTGCGCGGCCATTGCACGCTTTAGAAACTGAGCCTGCACCGGCTGGAACGACTCGCCAGCGTACTGCGCGGCCAGAGCATTCAGCATCGACGCCTCGCCAGCCTTGCCCTGCGCCGCAGCGAACTCCTGCAACTGGCTCACATCAGGCTCTGCGCCTTCCATCTCGGCGGCCTGCTGCTGCAACTTCAGCAGCCGCGCCCTGCGGGTCATCGGCAGAACACTCTGAGGCTGTGACTGCACAACATCAGTCAGCATGTCCTGCGGGGCCGCGGAGTTGAACTGGCCGTAGTCCATCATTCATATCCTTCAGAGCCGTACATCAGCATCGGGTTGGTTGCCTCGGTCGGCGTCATCAGCGACATATTCCCAGGCTGGCCCATCATGCGGCGACGGCGCATCTCTTCCAGTGCCTCGCGTTGACGCTGGTTCATGCCCAGCATCGCAGCGTCCTGCTTCTTCTGACCCTGCGCGGCCATGTAGCCCTGGCCCAGCCCAGCGAGGTGCTGGGTGATGGACGGGGCCACATAGTGCTTGCCGATCATCTGGCCTTCAGGCGCGGTCATCGACTGCTTCCGCAGCGCGTCGATCATCGCCTGCTTGCGCTTCATCTCTTGCTGCTCAGGTTGCATCGCTCCCATCTGGAGCAGGTAATCGAACATCAGATCGTCATTCATCACAGACCTCCGTAGTTGACCATCAGGAAGCCGTTTGCATGACGCTTCACAAGGTCAGGACGCACACTCTGCACTTCTTGGGCAATCACACCGCGTTGCTCAACCCCCATCATTGTGAAGTCGTAAATTCCGACCCCAATGGCGTGAGTCCCGACGCGGCGGATGTTCGACTTCAGGCGACGGTCGGAGAACATGAACGCCATCTGGCCCATCTGCCCAAGACCGCCCAGCAGATTCGATGTGGCCGCGTTGCTTGCGTTCGCGGCCCCCAGCGCGGCGTCGTATCCCATCTGGGTCGCGCCGAGAATGTTGGGCGTCTCAGACCGCTGCGCGGTGTTGAAGTTCTGCATCTGCGGCATCGCAACTTGCTGACCGGATAACAGCGCGTTCATCTCGTTCAGGCTCATGCCGCGCCGCTGCATCTCTTCTGCCAGCATCTGCAACCGAACAGTGTTTTGCTCGTTGGCTGCCCTGGTGTTCATGTTGAACTGATTCTGCATGGCCTCGTTGCCAAAACGGCCGGCAGTGACATCCTGCTGGAAGGCCTGATTGGCGGCCTGATTGCCAAACTGCCCAGCACCGACATCCTCTTGGAATGCCTGCTGACGCGCACCCATGCCCATGTTGAACAGGCGCTGCGCTTCATTGCCTGCGGTGTCGAGCGCGTTGTATCTCTCGGCGGCTTGACGTTGACCAAGATCTGCCTTTGCGCGGGTGTACGCCTCAGAACCGACTTGCAATCCCTTGTTCGCCAACTGAGTCTCGAGTTGCGACTGCTGGCGCTCATGCACGGGGACCATGCGCTCCATCAGATTGCTGGCAACGGTGTCACGATAGTTGCTGTCAAACTGAGGCAGGGCCGGGTTGTCGCCCATGTTCAGGCCGCGCTGGACCTGCTGCGTGCCGACCGAGGTGTTCATGTTCTGCGGGGCAGACGCGAACGAGAACGCGGGCAGGTTGTCGTAGTTAAAAGGCTGGCTGTACGCATCGCGCACGCGGCCCATGAAACTGCCTGCAAGGTCACTGCGCTGGTTCTGGATGCCAAGTTGAGAGTCGAGCGCCTGCTGCAACTGCGGATTGAGCGCGGTGTTTTGCGTCCACTGAGTGACCTGCTGCCCAGTCGCTGGATCAACAGCGTTCTGAGTATTCCAAGTGGTCGATCCCCACGGCGTTTGCTGATTGGGCCTATTGGCCCAGGTCTGCATGTTGGTGATCTCTCGTGACGCCTGACCCTGCTGTTGCGCCGCAGCCTGATAGTCGGGGGGCGGAGGCGCACCCTTGCCGCCGCCGCCGCAGACATAGCCGCCCGTGACCTTGCGCCGGGTCGCGCACTCGCCAAAAGGCTCACCGTGCGCGTACAGTTCCCTACGCGACCATTCTTGCTTCATTCTTGCGCTCCTTGATCCAGCGGCACTCATCCTTGTCCATCTTCATCACAACGATGTCGCCGCCGTCATCGTGACACCCAGGCAACCGCATCACCTCCTTGAACCCGAGGTGCTTGTCGTACCGTAACGCTTTCTCGTTGGTGCTGTTCACAATGCCCAGCACGCTGCTCAGTCCCAACTGATTGAACGGATAATCGAAACACGCGAACAGCATCGGCCTGGGGGACCAGTGCGTGTCAAAACTCACCATGTGCATCTGGCACACCTTGCCAATGAAGCCGGTGTATCCCACAAGCCACTCAATCTTCCCGTCGTTGACCCAGAAGATGGCCTTCATGTCCGCGCACGGTTGGACGCCGATCTCACGCAGCAGGATGTCCGCGGCCAGTTGCTTGTCCTCGAGGCTGCGTGCAACAACCATCATCACATCACCCCACCGGGTTCGTACATGATGTGGCAAGAGGTCAGCAACGTGCCGGGTGATCCACGCACCTTCATGCTCAACGAACCGTAGTAGCCAAGGCCGTTGACGCCGACCCAGGCCTGATAAGTGTTGGTGCTGCCAGCCCAGTACGATTGATTCCAGTTGGACCCGTTCCATGTCGCGCCAGCAGCGGGAGAGAATACGGGCGACCCAGACACAGTTCCGGTCGCATATTGCGTGTTCATCTGCAACAGCACGCTGGGCGCGTTGCTCGCCAGAAAGATCGGCCGCGCCAACTGGAATTTCTTCAGGTTCGCAGGCGTCCCGTATGGATTGAACGCGGCTTGCACCTGGGCCTCGATTGAGTTGCCTCCGGTGCCGGTAGACGCGGCCCCGTCAGTGTTGCCGTAGTAGCCGCGGGCGATGTGGCCGTTCGCCATGCCGAAATACAATTGCCCGTCCAGAACGGTCGCGGACTCCATCGGCATCGCGCTGACGGTGGCCCATGTTCCGGTCACCGTGTTCATCACAAACTGATTGCGCTCGCCCAGCGCGTTCACCGGCATCTTGATGATCAGCAACTGCTCTTTAGGCAGCAGGAACACATCCCAAGACTCAGCATTCAGGTACTGCTGAACGAGATTCGGCAGCGTCGGGCTGATCTTGCTGGCGGGGAAGTTGTTGCTGTTTCCGTCCGTCCATTGGCCGTTGATCAACTTGCTCAGTGGCACCAGACCCTGAACACTCAGGATCATCACATCGCCACCGAACGGAGTGAAGTACACACCGAACCGCGGCACCTGACCGATGTACCAGACGCCCGTCAGTTCAAACGTATTGACCGAGTTGGGGTCGTAGCCTTTCCAGATCGACACATCGCCTTCGGTGCCGATCACAACAAGGTGATCGTCAATGCTGGTGCCAGCATCAACCGTCCAGTTCAACATGGCGGACACAGAGCCGCCGTTGTTCATCGTTGAACCCATCGGGAACGGGTCTGCATGGCCTTGGATGCTGTCCACGGCCCGCATGTAATACACGGTCGAACTGTTCAGCACCGTGAACCAGATGCGCCGCTTCCAGACCATGACCGTGCGAACGCCAATCGGCAGGCCCACAGTTGATGCAGTGCGGTTCACCCAGCCGTTGATGTTGTCGTAAGTCCAATAGCCAGCATTCGGAGACACCGCCAGCAGGAACACACCGGCATCAGTCACAAAGTGACAGGTCCACCACTGGTTCGATGTGCTGCCGGTCGCGGCC